ACATTCCGTTTACAACAATGTCAACAAACTTTGGAATAATGGGTACTGGTTTCCAGTCTAAATTAAGATATGATAAATCACCATTTATAGATAATTCATCTTTATATTTTTTTACAGATTGTTCGCCTCTAGCGTAAAGACGCAATCTATGAAACTCATCTCTGTTAGAATAAAACCTAGTTGCACCCGAGTCTCTTTTAAACCATTCATGCTCAATAGCACGTGCAACTTTTAAACCATATTCTTGGCTAGCTTTTTCAGCGTCGCTAGCTATTTGGCTAGGAAATGAGCTTTTTAATATTTGTTCAGCCATGTTATTTAATTATTTCTGAATGCAATCCTTTATTACTAAATCTTGATATTTTTAAATCTAATGTTGGTTTTTCGTATTTAGGTTTTGGATGATATAAGTTTCTATTGCATGCCATAATAGCAAGCCCTGAACTAATAGAAGCATCATATTTAGTTCTTCTATTTATATCAAACTTAGCCCAATCATTTAATGTTTTGTTAAAATATATATTACCACCGCCTTCTTCTGTTATGCCTACATATTTTTGTATATATGTTTCAATAGCAGCAGCATGCGCTTGTTTTATATCTTCTGATGTATTAGGTATACCACCTATTTCTTTTTCAGTTACAGATAACTTATTCCAAAGTTTATCTGGCCGGTTCATTGAAAATTGTCTATAACCTCTTCGTTTTAAATAATATAACAAACGCGGTTTATTATTTTCTGCAAGTATTGGCATTCCATAATATACTAATGACATTAATACATCTTCAAAAAATAACTCTGCTGTTTGCGGCCTAGCTATATATTCTAAAAAAAATGTATTAGGTGGTGCATCTTCCATACTAAACTTAGTTAAACCGTGAAGTGCACCTTTTGAACCTTGTCCATCAGTTGTTCCAGAAATATCATAAGAATCGCATCCAAATGCACCCATATGCTCATTACCTGGATATTTAATCCCTTGCTTAGTTATTACATTGTTTTCAAGGTTCTTAGGCGGTGTCCAGCTAATTAAAAATCTGCCGTTTTTATTTGGTGTAAATAATACTTTTGTGTCTTTAATACCATTTTCCCAAATAAAAGATCCTCGATTTATAAAACCTTTTCTTTCTAGATCTTCATTATAATCAATTTGCTCGTATATTTTAGTTAAATTAAATATACTATTTTTAGCTTCATCTCTAAATGCGTGCTCTTCTGTTCTAGGAAACTGCCTATAATATTCATTTAAACCGTCAGAATCATGACGTAATCCTTCAACTTCGTTTTGCCAAAAATCTATTACCCCCGTTTCAATTTCGTATCCATCATGGTCAATAGCGGGTACTTCTGGCGTATCAAACACAGGGTGTCCATAAGTATCAATGTATCCTTCGTAGTTCCATTCCATAGGTATGAACAAAGAATATAATCCTGAACTAGTCTGGCCATTTTTATTTCTTTTGATAACGTCTGAGTCATAATATAGTTTTTTAAAGTTATCTCCTCCTTTATCTAATGAATTTGATGTTGAGCCCATCATACATTTTCCTATAATTCTGCTACCTAATCTTAATGTAGTTTTTGTAACTCGCCAGTTATTTAATATATTATCAGGTCTTTCCCATTTCCCTGATTCATCATGTATTAATAATCTTAACTTCTCACCATCATAACTGTTATCTCCCGTATTTTTCCAGTCAATAGTTGTATCTAATCCTTCTAATATTTGTTTTTCTTCAGTATTCGTGATGGATTTTCTGGTAAGCTTGGAAGCTGGGACTCTATACGCAAGCTCTGTTTTGGGACGATCCATTCCGTCTTGTATCGGTTTGAAAAAAAACGGGTAATTGACCGATATGGGTACAACTTTGTCGGTGAACATTTTCTTAGCATCAGCGCCAGATTTGGACAATATCCCGAAGCGTGCGTCTGAAGTAATTGTTGCCTGAGCGACGGATTCAGCCGAAGACATAAATGAGAACCCAGACCTTCTGTTTTTAAGATAGCACATTCCATAACATCTATTGTCGGCCTTACACGCTTCCCAGAAGATATAGAATATTCTATTAGCTTCCCTGTACTCTGGCTTCCCAACATCAATTTTGGTGTGTTGCAAGTACATATAATGAGAACCAGTAATATAAATAGGAATATTTTTATTATAAAACCAATAACCTTCTTCTCTTCTAACAAATTCTCTATCAATATATGCATACCATTTATTTTTAAAAGCTTCTGGATACGATTCCCAATCAAATATTGTTGCTATTTGCTTTAATTCTTTTGGATATATATGCGCTTCCCATTTATTATTATTATTATCAATACTTTTAGGTTTGGCGGGTAAAGCAATTTTTAAATTTTGTATTTCAACAATTTCACCTACAGTACCGTTTTTACTAATTATAATAATATCAAATTCTTTATTATAACCATATTTCCATTTTTTATATCTATTATTTTTTTTAATAATATTTTCTTTTACAGGAAATATTGTTTTAATTAACGTTTGCTCGTACATTACCTAGATCTTTTTTCAGCAAAACCGCTAAAGCTTTTTTTATCTTCAATCGGTTTATCTTCCATAATATTTTTTTCTGTTTCTATACGAGAAAGTATTTCAAATGCATCAAATATTGCAAGCTTTTTTGTGGCTGCAGCATTTTTTAATCTATCTGCTGCTAGTTCATCTTCTCCACCATCTACAATAATTTCTTCTTCGGCTACACGTATAAGCTCATGAACAGCTTTATAGCCAGCTTGGATTATATTCGACTTCAGTTCCTTTTCTGTCATATTTAATTGAAATAGAATTTAATGGTACACGATATAATCTTTCATTATCAATAACAAATTCATATTCGCTATTTGGTGTAAAACCAACTAAATCATTAATTTTTAAATTAAAGCTTCTTAAATCGCGCCCTAAGTGCTTTAAAACGCCTGTTAAAGGCTTTTCTTTTTGATCAGATAAAATATTATCTTCTAAAATAGGCTTTACAAAGCAAAAACCGTTAGGTGCATACCATTTATTATTATGTTTATACAAAAATATTTGATCATCAAAACAAAAGTACTTATCTTCTTTAAAATAGCTCATACTATTTTTACTTTTTCCTTTCATATCATAAAACCTTCTGAATACATTGTGATGTACTATAACTGTATCGCCTATTTTAAGATTTGATTCTTTATTTATAGGTGTTTGTACAATTTTACCGTATCTATTTACAAATTTATGATTTTCAATTGATGTATTTAATATTAAACTTGAATCACCTATTTTTTTATTGTTATTATATCTACCGTCAATAGGCTCAACAATATATGCATATAAATGTTTCATTAATATTGTAAATCATACTCAACTGCAATGGCCATATTTTTATTAAAGTGCTTCCATGGCAGCGTTTCATCTTCTTTATTTATATATATTTTGTATTCTCCTTGATCTTCAATAATTTCTGTTATTGTATGGCCACCAAATACTTCTTGACCAACACTATAATGCATTGCATCGTTTTTATAATCACGACCAATACTAATTTTTCTTATTAGATTCATTTTTAGTTTGATTTGATTCTTGTAAAATTCCTGAAATCGCTTGTACTCTTGCTAATTCACGAATAGGAAATTCGTTTAATATTTGAGTAATACGATTAATTTGAGATTCATTTAATTTTATTTCCATAGTTTTTAATTTAAATTAATATTATATTATTACATATTTTTATGCAATCGCTAAATAAAAATAAGTGTAACCATTAGAGTTTCCTCCATAAGCTGTGTTCCAATAAAAACCAGTGCTACTAAATGTTATTCTATCATATCCAGTATTTTCTGTAGCGCTAGAATTAGCAAAAAGTAAACCGTCATTTGTGCCTCCACTTAAATTTAATCTTTCTGAATCAAGTAAATACCAGTCTTCAGAATGTGAACTAGCTTTAACAAGTAAAAATCTAGGCTGGAATCCTGTTGTTATTTCATTACTAGACCCATTGGCCGGCTGCTGTTTTAGTTACTTGTATTAAATTAGCAACAGAGCCGTCATATGTACCTGAAATTATTTTAGTGCCTGAAGGCCAAGTAATTGCATAATCTCCTGTTAAAACAAGATCTTTAACCATACCAATTGCGTCATTAGTATATGTAAAAGTTGTAGCTCCACTAAGTGTTTTTGTAAATACTTGTGAAGCAGTCCAATCTATTGCGGTTCCAGACAATGCTGATGATGTTGTAAATTCATCACCTAATACTTTTGATGTTATTTTTGTTAATGCCATAATTATTAGTTAAATTGTATATTTCCAGTTCCTGCTGTAAATGTTGTTATTTTATCTGACCCAGACGTAGCTGTAGTACCTGTTAATCCAGAACCTATTGTTATTGTATAAGTATTTGAGTATCTAAGTATTACTACTCCACTACCGCCTGCTCCTCCTGAATAGTATTGGTAACCGCCACCGCCACCACCGCCACCGCCTGTATTAGCTGTTGCATTTCCTCCAGTAGAACTTTTACCACCACTAGCACCACCACCTGTTCCTCCTGATCCAGGATTTCCGCTTGAATTAAGTCCACATCCACCTCCGCCACCACCAGCATAATTAACTGCTGATCCAGTTATAGAGTTAGACAATCCAGCTCCACCATTTCCACCTGCGTTTTTATCTGTAGAACTTACTCCTACAGCACCAGCTCCACCGCCACCCCCAGCGGCTGCATTACCAGATGAAACATTAGGTGAACCAGATCCACCATCATTTCCTTCTCCAGATATACCACTACCACCAGCACCTGAAACATAAGATCCTCCGCCCCCAGAGCCACCGTTTGCACCATCTATAATAGCATCACTACCACCACCACCACCAGCAGTTGATGTAATTGTACTAAAAACAGAGTTATTACCATTAACTCTTTGACCAGATTGAGCTGCACCAGCACCTCCACCACCTACAGTTACTGTGTAATTTGTTGCTGCAAATCCAGAAAAAGATGTTCCTTGATAATTAGTCTTATATCCACCAGCTCCGCCTCCACCACCATAAGCCCATCCTCCACCACCACCACCAGCAACCACTAAGTAGCTAACATCAATAGTTTGTGGAGTAATATTTTGTGCGGTCCAACCTTTGACGGAATCTTGATATACTAATGTTGTTGTAGCGTTTTTAGTTGTTATTTGTCCAGCAACAGTGTCTCCTTGAATTTTTTCAGTACCATTTGCATTTAATACAGCATTATTAGTATCAAAAGTACCAGCGTAGTCTTGTATTGATATTTGGGCACCTACAACCCCTGCTGGTAATGTAATTGTTATAGATCCTGATGTTGTATCAACAAAGTAACCTTTTCCAGCTGCTGCTGTAAAATTACTTGTTTGAATAGCCGATTGCCAATCAGTGCCTAGTCCTCCATCTATTAATTCAGGTTTTATTTTAGTTTGTGCCATCCTCTATCCAATTTTTATTTTCTTCGCTCCATGAGTATCTCTTACCATCAGACGGCATTTCTACTGGAGGATCCCATAGACATGTATCTTCATTCAAAATCCAACTATCATATGGTTTTGGTGGTATAAACGCATCTCTGGTTTCATCGTAAGTATACCCAATTCCAGCATAGTTTTTTCTAAAAGGAGTACCGCCATCTTTGTGTTTCCCTCCTGACGTATTGTAAGAGGTTCTTTTGCAAACCTGTTCACGTATGTTACCATAATGAATTTCCCAGTTTATATTTCCGTCTGTTTCGTCTTTACCTACTATTACTTCGGTTACAACGTTTTGCATATTTAAAAAAGCGTAATGTGCCATAATTAACTAAATGTTATTGTTCCTGTTCCTGCGGTAAATGTTGTTATTTTATCAGAACCGTCTGTAGCAGTTGTTCCAGTTAATCCAGAACCTATTGTTATTGTTTTAGTATTGGGGTATCTCAGTATAACTACTCCAGAACCACCAGCACCTCCATAATATGATGTATTATTACCAGCTGAACCACCACCGCCACCACCAGTATTCGCAGTACCAGCTGAACCTCCGCTGTTTTGTGATTGACCTCCAGCACCACCTCCACCAGAGCCTCCTTGGCCTCCAGATTTGTTATTATCATGGCTAAATCCACAACCTCCACCTCCACCTCTTGTTACGGCAGATCCTGTTATAGATGAACTCAGTCCATTCCCTCCATTAGCACCACTGTCACTAGCATTGCCACCTACAGCACCTGCACCCCCACCACCCGCAGATCTATAAGGAGAACCAGAATCACCAGTACCTCCAGCATATCCGTGTACAACAGGTGAAGTAACTGCCGCTGCTCCTGGATTTGATGTATTATATATACCACCACCACCACCAGAGCCCCCTGATGTAGGTTGAGTTGATACTCCAGCACCGCCACCACCTCCAATTGATGTAATTGTAGCAAAAACAGAACTAGATCCTTGGAGCCCTGTTGCACTAGTTCCGCTAGCCGCTGCTGCACCTGCTCCTACTGTTACAGTATAATTTGTATTATCTGCAAAAGCAAAACTTGATTCCGAAGAACCACCACCTCCTGTTACAGACCCATAAGAAGTTCTATAACCACCAGCACCAGCTCCTCCACCATAATTATTACCACCAGATCCACCACCAGCTACTACTAAATAATCTAGTATTAATTGTTCAGTGGTTTCAAATGTTATATTGCCTGTTCCTGATGTAAATGAAGTAATTCTATCATTTCCGTCTGTAGTAGTTGAAGAAACTAATGTTCCTCCTACATGCACATAATAGTTAGATGGATATCTAAGTATCACTATACCTGAGCCTCCAGCTCCACCACCTCTATAAGCACTATCGTAACCACCACCACCTCCACCAGAGCCGCTATTAGCTGTTGCATCAGTACCATTTGTTGGAGATGTTGCTACACCAGATCCACCTCCTGCCGCACCAGTTCCAGGTGTTAAAATAGAAGGTTTGCCTGGTCCACCACCCCCACCTGCTCTTGTTATAGATGATCCTGTTATAGATGAAGCTAGACCAGCTCCCCCGTCTCCAGATGTATTGCCTCCTGTACCATTGCCTCCAACTCCTCCAGCACCTCCACCACCGGCACCAGGATAACCTGAAGCTTGTGGTTGTCCATTTCCTCCAGCATATCCCTGGTTTGCAGTACCAGCAGCTCCATTAGATTGATTTCCTGATGATGAACCTCCACCACCAGACCCACCTATATTAGCCAAGTTACTATTATGTGCAGATCCACCTCCACCTCCAACAGAAGTTATAGAAGCAAAAACTGAATTAGCACCATTGTTTCCATTTGAAGTATAAGTTCCATCCGCAGTTGCTGCTCCTCCAGCTCCTACAGTAACAGTATAGTTAGTTGATAATGATAAATTTGTTAATGCCGATTCAGAAGATGCACCACCTCCTGACTGTTCATTATTATATGAATTTCTATATCCACCAGCACCACCTCCACCACCTAAAGCAGCACCACTACCTCCACCTGCTATTACTAAATAATCTACTACTAAAGGATCTATATCTTCCTCTAAAGAACCAGGTTTTGAAGCAACCCAGCCTTTTGTAGCATCTGAATAAACAAGAATTGCTGAATTTTTATTTGTTTTTATTGCTTTATTATCACTAGAGCCTTCAATATTATTTGAACTTGTTATAACAATTTTATTAGTTCCAGCAGTCCCTGAATAGTCAAGTAATTCAATAGTATCTCCTAATGATGGGTTTGATGGCAAAGTAACGGTAATTTGAGCTGAAGTAGTATTAACAAAATAACCTTTACCAGCTGCTGCTGTAAAGTTTGATGTTTGTATTGTTGATTGCCAATCAGTGCCCGCTGCTGTTTGATTTCCAACTGTTATACTATTAAAAGCCATAACTTCCACGCTAAATCCAGTTTGAGGCGCAGTCGTAAATGTTATTTGATTTCCTGATATAGCATAAGTTGACTTTTCTTGGTAAACACCTTGTATAAATACAAATGTTTTTGCTTCATCATCAATTGTTTGAGACAAAGTAAATGCCGTTGTAGACCCATTGCCTGTAAAATTGTTTTGATTAATTGATGTTGCATTAACTGCTTTTATATGAACAACCTCTACGGCAGCACCGTTTGGTGGAGCGGTAGAAAACGTTAATGTACTGCCAGAAGTTGTATAATTGTCTTTACTTTGATATACTCCATCTAAATATACTTGCGTGGCATTTTCATCTGAAATAGTCATAGAAAGAACATATGCTGTAGTTGAGCCGTTACCAGTAAAACTATCTCTTGCAATAACACCTGATGTAGAAGCCATGTGTATAAGTTCTACAGATGTGCCATTAGCAGGTGCAGTAGAAATTGTTACAGTGCTTGCATTAGTTGTATAGTTATCTTTAGATTGATAAACACCATCTAAATATACTTGTACATTATTTTCATTTGCAATTGCAGATGCAGTATTGAATGTAGTAGTTGATCCGTTTGCTGTATATACATTTTTTTCTACAGTAACAGTACCACCACTGCTGCCTCCACCTGTAACATTAATTGTTTTTGTTGCACCGGTTCCAGATGCTGTAACACCTGAACCTGTAAAATTTAAAGTTGTTGCAGCTGTAGATAAAGCACTACCCTCATCTTGTACAGTTAGTGCCCCACCAGATGCAGCAATAGTAACTTGTTGTGAATCATTTCTAGTAAGAGTTATATTACTGCCAGCGGTAAGTTGCACTGTTGAATCAGTACCCGACGCAGCATCTAATTTAATATCAACATTGCTACCATCTTGTGTAGCATTAATAGAGTACGTATCACCTATAGTCCCTGTGCCATATTTAGTACAGCTGCCCATATAGCCATGATTAGAGCATTGATAATGCAATACCGGGGGTATAGAATATGTTGGTGTTATTTGAGTATATGCACCAGATGTTCCAGGAGTGCCATTAGTGGTTACTCCAGTTGTATACTGAGTTGTTTTAGCAGCATCTTCATAAAATCTAAGTGGATGTCCATTGTTTGAACTATCTGATTGATCAAATTTATATGTATTTCCAGGAGTAAATTCTAAATAAGGACTTTCAACACCATTTATAGTATAACCTAAAGCGCTGCCAACTCCAAAATATGGATGCG